GACCCAAACAAGGGAAGACAAGTAGCAATGTTTATCCCTGCTGAAGACATCGTAGTTCCCTACGGAGCATCGTCTTTAGAGGATTCTGAGCGTGTAACGCACGTCATGAGAAAGACAGAAAACGAAGTTATCAAGTTAATGGACAAAGGAATGTACATTGACTGTAATTTGGGTGAGCCAAGCCATCAATTAGACGATATTGAGAAGCAAAAAGCCGAAGAAATGGGCATGTCAGCCATTCAAGACGACAGATTCCGTATCCTTGAGATGCACGTAGACCTAGATTTACAAGGTTTTGAGCACACCAGAAATGGTGAAAAGACGGGAATAGCCCTACCTTATGTCGTAACCATCGAAAAAGGCACAAGAAAAGTCCTATCGGTACGCAGAAACTGGCTAGAGGAAGACGTTTTACACGTCAAAAGACAGCATTTTGTGCATTATCAGTACATTCCTGGATTTGGCTTCTACGCTTACGGATTAATCCATTTAATCGGCGGATATGCCAAGTCTGCGACCATGTTACAGCGTATGTTGGTCGATGCGGGGACATTATCTAATCTTCCAGGTGGTCTAAAGTCCAGAGGAATGAGGACAAAAGGGGACGATACACCGATTGCTCCAGGAGAATGGAGAGATGTAGACGTACCTAGCGGGTCAATTAGGGACAATATCCTTCCCCTACCCTATAAAGAGCCAAGCCAAGTCCTTTTTGCATTGTTTCAAAATATTGTGCAAGAAGGAAGAGCGTTTGCCTCCAGCGGAGACATTAAAGTGTCCGACATGTCAAGCCAGGCTCCGGTCGGTACGACACTCGCGATTCTTGAAAGAACCTTAAAGGTCATGACGGCAGTGCAGTCTAGGTTGCATTACGCAATGAAACAAGAGTTCAAGCTCTTAAAGGAGATCATTGCAGATTACGCGCCGGGAGAGTATGACTACCAACCCGAAGAAGGTAAGAAATCCGCCAAAGCTTCTGACTACCACCAAGTAGATGTGATACCTGTATCAGATCCTAACGCTGCAACAATGGCACAAAAGATCGTTCAATACCAGGCGGTTCTTCAGTTAGCCCAAAGCGCCCCACAACTCTATGATTTACCACTACTTCACAGGCAAATGATTGAGGTATTGGGAATTAAAAACGCGGCGAAGTTAGTACCCACAGAAGATGATGAGGTTCCAACCGATCCCGTTCAGGAAAACCAAAACCTACTCACAGGAAAACCTGTTAAAGCCTTTGTTGAACAAAACCATCAGGCACATATTCAGGTGCATATGGCGGCAATCCAAAATCCTCAAATCCAACAACTTATGCAGATGAATCCTGCTGCCCCGCAAATCATGGCGGCGGCAATGGCTCACATCAATGAGCACGTAGCAATGGAGATGAGGGTACAGATTGAACAGTCTATGGGAATGTCTCTTCCAGGAGAAGAAGCCAACAAGACGATGTCACCAGAGATGGCTGATCAGATTGCGGTTAAGGCTGCTCAAGCTGCCCAGCAAATCACTCAGCAACACCAACAACAGGCTCAGGCTCAACAAGCCCAGCAACAAATGCAAGACCCAATTGTTCAAATGCAACAGCAAGAACTTCAACTCAAGCAACAAGATCTACAGCTCAAAGCCCAAAAACAACAAATTGAGGCGGCGGCTAAAGCAGATCAACTCAACATTGAAAAAATGCGTATTGAGGCACAAAAAGAAATTGCGGGAATGCAAGTTGCTGCAACTGCCCAGGCGGCAAGAGATAAGTTAGAGAAATCTCAAAGATTAGAAGGCGCAAGACTTGGTATTGACATTAGCAAACACAAAGAGCAAATGATCAACCAAAGAATGCAAATAATGTCTAACAAAGAACCTAAGGCTAAGAAATGAGTGATGTTACTTCCTACATCCTAGACAAAATCAAAGAACTCAAAAGAGATCAAGAAATTCACTTGTCAGGAGGTGGTGCAAAAGATCATGCTGAGTATCGGCATGTCTGCGGTGTTATTCGAGGTCTAACACATGCGGAAACTTTAGTCAAAGACCTTGCAAATCGTTTGGAGCATGAAGAATGAATTTTGATGTAAACGCTGTGGATTTATCGGGAATCCTTAACAAAAAGGAAGAAGAAAAAGCCAAACAGTTGCCAGATCCAAAAACCTATCACATATTGACTGTCGTCCCTGAGGCGATGGAGCAGTTTCAAGATAGCGAAAGTGGAATTATTAAAGCATCTCAAACCGTGCATTTCGAAGAAGTTCTGACACCAGTTCTTTTTGTTGTAAAGCTCGGTCCTGATTGCTACAAAGATACGACCAGATTCCCATCAGGTCCTTCTTGCAAGGAAGGTGATTTCATCATCGTCCGCCCCAATTCAGGCACTCGCCTGAAAATTCACGGCAGAGAATTCAGAATCATCAACGATGACTCTATTGAAGCTGTTGTAGAAGACCCACGCGGAATAACCCGCGCTGCATAACCCTTAAGGAGCAAATATGGCTGAATTTAAAGGCGAAGAATTTAAGTTCCCTGATGAGGTTGAAAAAGACCCACAAATGGAACTTGATATTGAGATAGAAGACGATACACCTGAGGAGGACAGGGGCAGAAAGCCCATGCCAACCGCCCCAGAAGACCCAACAGATGATGAGCTTGCCTCATACGATGACAAGGTCAAAAACAGAATTAAGAAGTTCTCCAAAGGCTACCACGATGAACGCCGGGCTAAAGAAGAAGCACTGCGTGAACGCGAGGCTGCGGAGGAGTTTGCAAGAAAGATGTATGAAGAGAATAAAGCCCTTCAACAACGTCTACAAGACGGAAGTAAAGTCTTCATAGACACCAGCAAATCGGCGGCACAAATCGAACTTGAGGCGGCTAAAAAACGTCTTAAAGAAGCGTTTGAGGCTGGAGATTCAGATGCACTCGTAGAGGCTCAAGACTCAGTTGCTAAGGCAAACTTGAAGCTACATAACGTAGAAAACATGCGTCCTGTAGAGCAATACCAGACACCCGAGCCTCCACAGCGCCCCCAAGCCAACATGACCCCAAGAACCCAAAGATGGGTTCAAGAAAACTCAGAGTGGTTTGGAAAAGACGAAGAAATGACCATGATGGCAATGGGACTTGACAAGAGACTTGCCAAAGAGTATGGTTCAGGTTATATCGGTTCTGAAGAGTACTTTAGGACTATAGATAATACAATGCGAAAGCGTTTCCCTGAGAAATTCAGGAGCACAGAGGAAGACGACTCTTCAACGTCTAATCCGGTATATGAGGAAAGTCCTCCACGCCGCGCACCAAACCCAGTTGTGGCTCCAGCAAGCCGCAGCACTCCGCCTAGCCGCGTAAAGCTAAAAGCATCTCAAGCCGCCATTGCGCGAAGACTTGGTGTGCCGTTAGAACTATATGCAAAGCAGGTTGCTCAACTAAATAGAGGTGAATAATATGACTGATAACCGTAAACCCCGTGAATTAGAGACTCGTGACGTGTATGAAAGACCAACGGAATGGAGACCGCCAGAGACTCTTCCAAGCCCGAACGAAAGACCAGGTTGGAAACATAGATGGATGCGAATCAGCATATTAGGTACGGTTGATCCGTCCAACATTTCTTCTAAGTTGCGTGAAGGATATGAGCCGTGTAAACAGGCGGATTATCCTGAAATGATGATGCACGCGTCCACTGAAGGCAGATTTAAAGGCTGTATTGAAGTGGGTGGATTGATTTTGACTCGTATTCCTGAAGAATTTTTAAAGCAGCGTGATGATTATTACGCAAGGCAAAACAAGGCTCAGATGGAATCTGTAGACAACAATTTCATGCGCCAACAAGATTCTCGGATGCCAACTCTGTTCGCAGATAGGAAATCTGAAGTCCAATTTGGCAAAGGTTCATAAATTTTTTGGAGTTTTTAAATGGCATATCCTACCGTCTCAGCCCCATACGGGCTAAAGCCGATCAATTTGATTGGCGGACAGGTATTTTCTGGTTCCACTAGAAACCTACCTATCCAATACGGTTACGCAACAAGCATGTTTTATGGTGACCTCGTGTACCAGACAAACGGCTTTGCAAACCGTACAACCTTGACATCTAACAGCTTTGCTTCTGGCAAAATCCCTGTTGGCGTGTTCTTGGGATGTTCTTACACCAACCCAACAACCAAGCAAAAACTGTTCAGCCAATACTGGCCCGGCGGTACACTTGCTGGTGATGCAGTAGCAATCGTTGCTGATGATCCTGACACAATCTTTAAGATTGCTGTTGTTTCTTCTGGTACAACTATCGCTTCAGCTAACCAGGAAATGGTTGGTTACAACTTGCAACTCGTTGACAACACAGGAAGCACAGCTACAGGTAACTCTGCAATTGCTGCTCTTGGTTTGACAGCGTCACCTGCAACAACCAGCTCATTCCCACTACGTGTTATTGACGTGGTTCGTGATACAGCTTACAGCTATTCAGCAACTGGATCTTCAAGTTCTACTACTATTACCATGACAACCGGACCTAACGGTAACGTGTTGGCTGGTGCTGATGTATCTTACTTGGCTTCTGGCGTTGTTGTTCAGACTGGTTCTTTTGTAACTTCAGCAATTGCTTCAGGTGCTACATCTGGAACATTAAACGCTACTGTTGCAGTTCCCGGAAGCATCACTGCTATTCCATCCGCATCAACCATTGCATTTACTATGTATCCTGAAGTATTGGTGAAAATCAACTTTGGTCAGCACATGTATTATGCAGCTACCGCTAACGCCTAAGGAGTAATTTAAATGGCTATTTCACGCGCACAATTGCTCAAAGAGCTACTCCCAGGACTGAACGCATTGTTCGGATTAGAATATGCACGCTACGGCGAAGAGCATAAAGAAATCTACGAAACAGAGACATCTGAGCGTTCATTTGAAGAGGAAACAAAACTGTCTGGCTTCTCAGCAGCACCAGTCAAAAACGAAGGCTCCGCTATCGCTTATGACAATGCTCAAGAGGCATGGACAACCCGCTATAACCACGAAACCATTGCTCTTGGTTTCTCAATCACTGAAGAAGCGATTGAAGATAACTTGTACGACAGCTTGTCTGCTCGTTACACAAAGGGCTTGGCTCGTGCGATGGCATATACCAA